ACCACCATGTCGCCCGGCTCCGCCTCCGCCTTTTTGACGAAGCCAGCGGCCGCGAAGTTCTCATCTGTAAAGAGATCCTCCCCCTGCTCCCACCATGGATAAGGTCGGCGGAAGTCTGGAAGGAAGATCCCGCGAGAACGATGCCATGCCATAACCAGCCCGTAGCAGTCAGTCGCCCCAAGGACGAACTCACGACCCAGCAGCCCTACTGGCTCTTCGAAGAAAACGGCGATTTCATCCTTTTGCGGCGCATAGATGATCCATGGTAGGCACGTTTCGCGCATGAGTTGCCGATCCAGAATGGAAGGGTAAGCAATGCCATCCTCGCCAGGGTGTGAATGGATGATGGCGACAACCTCCCCGGCTTCCTCCGCTTCGGCGTAGTCCTGCGGCGCAATCCTAAAGCTGTTCATCTTGTCGCCGGAAGAGTTCACGACCGGCCAGTATTCGAGGCTTTCCGCCAACCGGATAAGCAGTCCGCATCCCTCCTGCGGCGAACACTCTGTAAGGTGTTGTTTAATATAGGTTAATTGTGTTTCCGGGATGTCGTTTACACTGAGCATTTTTACCTTTCCTCGAACTTTCCGCGAATTTGTAAGTAATTGAATTTAATAACGTAATTTCGCGGAACAGGGACAATGGGTATATATATATTTATTCCATAAATACATATAGGACATACCCAAGACCATATATAAATAAAACTCCCTTGGGAGGGTTTTTATTATATATATGGCTATGGGATGTATTCCTATCTTCGTGAATCGAAAACTACGGGCCTGAACGGCACGCTGTCGCGTTTAACGCCGTCAGGCCATACGTTCGGACGTCTTACGCAAGAAAACGCCGCAGAACGCGATACGGCGCGTTTAATCAATCAGGCGCACCGAGATGAAACCGCCGTAGTCCAGAACGGCCGCCTTCGGGTCACTCACCAGCTGGCCGAAGCGCAGGCGACAATCCTGGATGCATCCCCCGCATTCGTCCTTTGTAATGTCGTCGACCTCATTCCCTTTCTTGTCGTACCACTTTTTGGCCGTGCCACGGTTCCAGCTGCATCCGTTTTCTTCCCCGGCGTCCAGCCCTTTCCCGTACAGACCGCGCGCCTGCCATTGGCAGAACGTCGTGATCTGCCGCGTTGGCACCTGGAAATTTTGCAGATCTAGCGGTGAGGAAAGCGCGAATCGCACATACTCATCGCCTTCGTAGTCCGGCCGGTCGATGTAGTAAAGCTGCGTCCACTGCTGCATTGAGTCCGCGAACTCGTTGCCGTCCTCGAAGTTGCGAGGGTCAAGGAACTTGGCGTAGGTCTGGATGATCTTGACCTTCGCCCCGACCATCTGCTGGTATGCGCGCAGGTAGGCGCTGATCACGCCGGACTGATTGCCGATGGATAGGGTTGGCGTACCCTGCTGCTCGCTGCTGAACTCGATCCCTTCGGTCATGAACGCCCAATAGCCATACTCGACGTTATCGAACCAGATCGATTTCGGGGTCAGCTTGCTGCCGTCAATGTCGCCCGGGTCGTTGTTCAGGATACTGATTCGCTTGATCTCCATCTCGCCTACGGCCTGCTGCCACAGGTCGAGACGGACGCCGATAATCTGGCTGTTAACCCAATCTGCGCCACCTGCGGACAGCCTGGACATGTCAAACGAGAATTTCAGCCATCCATCACCGAGATCTTCGGTTACGCTCGCCAGCGTCCCGCTTTTGAGGTAGCCGGGCGAAAAATCATGCGCGGCGGTCTTGTAGTAGATCTGATACAGGTTGTCAGTTGATGGCGGCGGAGTCACCCAGCGACCAACCACCTCGATCACCTGATACTTGCCGCCAGTCAGGCCGCCAGAGAATGCCGGTAACAGCAGGTTCGCATCGACACCCAGCGACTTAAAGTTGATGGTGTTGCGGTCTTCATTCTTCGTGACGGTGCCGCGCGTATTAGCACTTTTGCAGTTGAACAGCTGATCGCGGTTCAGCGTGCTGTTTGCTGCGTCGAGGATCTCGCGGCTGGTATGCGGAAGCTGGCAGTAGTGACAGCGAATGATCCCCGCGCCGAACTCCGAGCCATCGATCTCGACCAGGGTGATCTTGCCTGATGGGTCTAATTTTGTTGCTTCGTCGAAAATTGTGTTGCTCATCCCTTTGTCCCCGTATAGATGCCCACCGCCTGCTCTGCGGTGAAGGTGATGTTCATTACAGCCCGGCCCAGCGCGACATATTTGATCGACCCGGTCTTGACGGTGTACAGCCCAAGCTCACCGTGGGGCGGAACCATGCGGAAAGGGTTGGTGATGTGCGCTTTCAGGAAGTCAATAATCTGCTTCCCGGTTTTCGCGTTGCCAGTCCATGAGCAAGGCACCTCCATGATGAACGGGTTGATGCCCTCCAGAACATTCTGCTGCGAGCCGTCACCAAAAGAGTTAGACCGGCTGCGGTCTTTTACAGACACCTGCTGCCCGGCCGCCAGGGGCCAGATCCACGCGTCAATTGTTGCCATAAAAAAAGCCTCCTGTGTTGGAGGCTGTAGAGTATCACGCGTGCCCGTTGATGAGCATCCAGATCTGACCGCCCGGCGAACTTGCCCGGGCGATCCCGTCCTGAACTGCTGCGGCCATTGCATCACCGTAGGCCCGACCAAGTCGGCCAGATTCTGACACGTTGGCGGTGGCCTGCCCGTTCTGGTCAACGTTGATCTCCATCGACCCGATGGTTACTCCGCCACCAGCTCCGCCCTGCGCACGAACACCGAGGCGACCGCTTGAATCCTTCGCCAGCGGCATGATGGCTTCCGGCCCGGCTTCCGCGAAAACCCCGCCTTTGGCGAATGGCTTCGGCTTGTCATAGGTGAAGAATTGCGGCGTGCTGTATACGCGATTGCTGTACGCCGACAGCGACGGACTGTCATAGACGCCGCCCTTCGCATTGAAGCCTAAACCACCCATGTCGAAGCCCATGGCCCCGCCGACGCCCTGGATGGCCTTAAAGATTAGCCACTTGTTGATCATCTGGACGATCATCCCAAGGATGGATTTCGTGAAGTCAGCGAATGACGCCTTGCCGGTCATCACGAAGGAGTTGATCGCGTCCAGACCGGAATCCATCGCGCCGGTCAATGCCTTCTGAACGTTGGCTGAAACGTCGGTGGCATCTTTGCCCCACTCTTCGATAGCCGAACGGGCACCACCGGCCCAATCCTGCGTCTTCTCATCGGTGGCCTTGCGCAGTGCTTCGCGCTGGCGCGCATCTTCGTCGATCTGCTCCTGCGTAGCGCCCTTATCGCGTAATGCTGCGGCGCGCTGCATGTTCTCCAGCAGTCTCGCGGCTTCGTCAGCCGACATGCCCCACGATGCGTTGATCGCCGCCACCTGAACGGAAAGATCATTACCGCTACGGGTCAGCTCATCGGTGATCTGCGCCTGCTTCTCAAGCTGTTTGACCTGGTCGCCCAGCAGGCCGACGGTTTTGGCCTTCGCCAGAACTTCCTCTTTGCTCGCCAGCAGCGACTTCTCATCCTTGGTGAGCGCCCGGCCTTTGGCGTCCGCCCGGATGCCTTCCAGAATGGAGATCTTCGCCACCAGCAGTTGATAGTTTTTCATCTGCTCGGAGGCGTTGACGTCAAAGGCGTTGCGGTCTTTCAGCGTTTTGATCTGCGCCCGCAGTGCCAGCTCCTGCGCCTGATACTGCTCAAGGATGCGATCACCCTGCGCAACGGTGACGGCTTTTTCCTTGTTGTGCTTCGCCTGCTCGCTTGCCAGCTTGCTGACTGCTTCGCGGCTCTTCTCATCGGTGGCCCCGCTGCCGGTAGCCCCATTGCCGTTGCGCGCCCGGGCCTCTGAATCTGCCTGGCTCTCAAAGGCCCGCTTACTGACCTCCGCGAACTCTTTGGCGATCTGCTTGCCCTTCTCGATGGACTCCCGGCCATTCTTCTCGACGGTCTCGACGTCGATCCCCATAGCCCGGAGAACGGCGCGCCCATCGACGCCCGGCACCTTGTCAAGCAGGTTGGCAACGCCCAGCGTAAATTTGCTGTCCATCTGCGCCAGGTAGTTCAGCAGGTCGTCGATTGACAGCTTGACCATATGGAAGATATCGACGGCCCTGTTACCCCACGACCGAAGCACGATCCCCATATCGTTAAAAATATCGGATGCCGTCGTCTTTAACGCCTTCCAAGCCTGCCCGACATTGTCAGTCCTCTCGATCACCTCATCGGCGCGCTTGTTCATGGCAGCGGAGTAGATATCCAGCGCCTCCGCTGCTGCGGCCTGCTCGCCTTTCTCCTTCTGCGTTTGAATGAGGTGCTTCATCTGCGCCTCAGTCATGAAGCCATATTGCTCGTTGAGGTTGGCGATTGACTTGATCGGATTCTTCACCAGCGAGTCGAAGTCCTTCATCACGTCGCTGGCATCCATTCCGGCGTCTGACAACTTCGACGTGGAGATCGCGATCTTCTCCATCATTTCAGCAGTAAGCCCGCCTTTGTTGTTCAGCTCGATCAGGCGGTCGGTGATGCTGCTAATGCTGTCGCCAGTCACCTGCTGAATGCGAACGGCTGCCTGGTTCAGCTGATCGGCAGACTTGAAGCCTGCGCCACCCATGAGCGTCACCGACGCCGTGAGCCTGTCGGCCTGGTCTGCGCTGGTGTAGGCGGCATACCCCATCGCGGCAATGGCAGCGGTAGCGCCAGCCAGCCCAAGGAATGACGGTGAGATGAACTGTTTAAGAGCCTGGAAGGTATTTTTCAGACCGCCGAACGAGTCTTTGATTTGCCCGCCCTGCTGGATCATGATCAGGAATGGATTCTGACCACCTGCCAGCTGGGTGACGATATCAGTCATCTGTGCCGGTAGCATCCCCATGGCCGCGCGATATTGCCCGGTCGTGATGGTTAGCCCCTGCTGTAGCGTCTTCTGCTTCTCAGACGTGACATTCAGCCCGCGCATGGCCGCATCCGCGCGATCAATGATCCCGGCGCGGTTGGCGAGAATTGCGTTGTATTCCTCCGCCTCCTTCGCACCAAGAAGGCCGTTAGCCTGCGCCTTTGCCAGCGCTTCCTGCTGCTGCGCCAGGTCGCGCAGTTGCGTTCTTGTCGGCCGGATACGGTCGAGTAAGTTCTGTAGCTCCTGGTTTTGGCGGTACAGACCAACGGCCGCATCACCAGCGGCCTCCTGTGTCTGCTTCGCCTCGTTGTTGAAGTTATCGACCGCCCCGGCGGCCGCGTCCGCCGACGGCTTGATCTCGTCGAACTTATCCCCTAATCCATCGGCCGCCCGGCCAGCGTTCTGCGCTGCGTCGACAAGGTCGTTAAGTGACCTGGCCCCCGCATTAACCCCGCTGGCGTCGACGTCGACAATTAGGCGTTCGGTGTTGTCGCTCATGCTGCCTTTACTCCTTCCTCATGAGAACATTGATCGCGACCGCTTCCATGACGGAGATATCATCCATAAGCAGGCGGTCAAACTTAACGCCGTACAGCTCCGCCATAGTCGGGATCACGTTGTAGTCGAGGCCGATTAAACCGCCCGGCCCCGTGCGCCATTGAGTGTCTATCCGCTGATAAAAACAAAAGCTATCAACGATCTCCGCTGATAGCTCAACTTCTGGACGGTAATCTTCCAGTTCTCCCCCAAAATTGTCGACTAACTGCTGCGGCGGATCGGGGAAATACAGACCCTCAATCGCGGCGGTTAAGGCTTTTGGCGGAGTCTCCACAGCTCGGCCTGATAGCCTACGCTGATCGCCGTAAACGCCGTTGGGTAGTTGTCGAACAGGGTGATCAGGTTTTCCCGATTAAACTCGTGCTGTAACTCCCACCCGGAGGCGATCTCCATCACGAAGTCAGCCATGATCGGATATTGCAGAACGCTATCTTCGACCGTCGATAGCTTTTGCGCTTTATATTGTTCGTCCAGAGCCTGCACACGCTTTACCATCTCGTCCTGCTTATCTTTCAGCTCGGTTAGCGGCATACGCTTGAAGGTGAATTTAAGCGGAGTGGGTTTTTCCTGCCCTACGGTGGTGATCAGGATCGGAAGTTCGAATGTTCCAGCCGGTACTAACTTAAATTTTGCAGCCATTTTATTGTCTCCAGATATGAAAAAAGGCGGCCTAAGCCGCCCCGATAATAGCACGCTTTACGCGGCAGGGTAGATGACCATCTCGCTAACCAGGCTCAGAACGAGGCTGTTAGTCTCGACGTTGTTCACCTCGGACGCCGGGATCTCGTTAAAGGAGACCTGGCAACCATAAACGCGAGTTTCGCGCGCGCGCTTGTTGTAGAACTTGAACGCGGTAACGTCCTGCGTGCGATCCAGCTGTTTCAGCACTTCACGCACCGGCAGGCTGGCGTCATGCGCCATGGTGAAGGTCTGCGTTGCCGCCGACTTGTAGGTGTTGATGTTCACCGCCCGCTCATGCTGAATAGCCTGGAAGGTGGTTGTCTGCTGCTCGTTACCCGAGTTCGCAATGGTCGGGGTAAGTGGCAGGTCGATCCACGACTGGATCTTAACCATAGTTCCCGCGCCGCCGCCTTCCGGGTACATCTCAGTATCGGAGGTGTCGATCATCTCCAGCGTGATATTGCCAGCCGCAGCGGCCTTAACGCGGCAGACCAGGCCGGACATATTTACCCAGCTGGTGAACAGCTGAACGTAGTCGCCCGCTGCGATGCTGGAATCTTCGGAAGAGATAGAGGCGACGGCCTCTTTTGCGTTGGTGATACCCGTTACGGCCAGACTTGCGCCCATGGTCTGCGCAATTTGAAGGGTCGAGCCGTTCGGGATGTTATACGAAAGTTTCGTTGCCATGTTAGCCTCTTGCGTTGTTGATCCGGTAGTTCATGGTCACAGCCACATGCAGCCCGGCGTCGTCTTCATAGTCAGCCCCGATCTCGGCCGGTGATGTTAGATACAGCTGCTGATTGTCGTCGCCGATGCTAACATAATTTCCGTCGTAGAACATCGCTTCATTGAATGCCTCCACCAGCGCGTCAGCCCGGTCGTAGATCTCCGCCGTCCCTGTCAAGCGAGGGGCGCGCAACATGACTTGATAGATCCCGCGCTTCGCAAGGTCTGACTGCTGGAAGCCCATAGAGATGGATGGCGCTGGGATGTGCTGCGGGAATGCGACCACCGTGCTCACAGCCTGCTCGTTCATATCGTTGTTGGCGCTATTGCGCCAGATTAGCGCAATGTTATTGTTTTGACCCCATTTCATGGCGATTAAGTCAAATTTTGCCTGGATCTGCGAAGTGCTGATCATACTTTTTGAGCCTCAGATGTTGCCGCCGCGAATGCCTCCTCAAACTGGATGCAGGAGATCCTCACCATTCCGGCGGGTGCCTGCCGGGAGTGGCCCTCATACTCCAGTGGGTAGCCATACGGCGAATTGTTAACGAAATAGATATGTTCTGCCATTCCGACGCGGAAGCGCTCGACGGCGTTCACCATTTTGTTGATGGTTGGCGTGCCGGACTTGTCCCGCTCATCCAGCCATTCAGTCGGCAGGAAGTCGATCCCGACCTGCCAGTTAGCCCGGAACCGGCCGCCCACGTACCCCTTGCCCACAGGGTTAACGCCCTGCTCGTTCTTGCGAAGGCGAGGAATGCGCGGGCCGACTGGCCCGACAGGGGAAGAGAACCGCGCCGGGGCCGCCGTGATATTCGCGCCCGGTTTTAGTCGGCGGGTGCCGCGCTTGGTCGTATAGCCGAAGGTGTCGCTTTCACGCATAGCCGTTCGTAAGTCGCTCATTCTGTTACGCTCTCTCACGGCCTGCTGATTGCGGTTCCACAGGTCAGGGTTGCCGACAGGCGAGCGCTGAATGATCATGGCGAAAACCTTCATTGCCGCCAGCTGAACGATCTCTTCGTGGCGCTCCACGACGCCGCCCGCCCATTTCTCGACGTTAGCGGCGAATGTTGCCCCGTTGCGCTTTCTCGCCATTACAGCCCCTTGATCCTCAGCTTGTAAACGATGCCGTAGCCGCCGTCCGGGATCACCGGCCTGATCTCGGTGATGCTATACGTGCGTGAGCCGCCGGAGATGGTCATATTCATATTTGGCTTCCACTCCTGGCCGGTGGTGTCAGTCCATGCCATTACGATCTGCTGCTCACCCGGCGGGATGGTCGCCAGCCCCCAAAATTTGAGGTCTACGCCAGTGATGACCCCCAGCACCTTGCACACCACTCCCGGCGGCGTCACGATCTCCGCGCCGGTGTTAGGGTCGCGCCCGATTCCGCCCGGGGTGTTCACGGTGATAACCGCGCCGAACTCCTTAAACAGCTTGCGGGCCTCCGCCCGCATCTCACGGTATAGCTTATTCATTATCCGCGCTCCAGCTTGATGTTGCAGCCGCGCCCGTTGCCGTCGAGCCAGTGGCCGATCATGCCCGTCATATATGGCGCTTCGAATCCGGCGTTGTACAGGCTTTGTTCGCTGTATTCCACGTCAATAGCCCCATCGATCCCCACGCGCTTTTTGAACGCGCCAGCCGATGCTGTGTTGAACTCGGTTCCAGAGTCGACGGCATCGCATACGACGGTATAAACGAAGCGGATAACCTCCGGCGGGGTGTCATAGTCGAGACAGTTGTAGTCATCACAGATAGTGCGGGGCCAAATGTCAGGCTGGCCGGGTTCCACCTGTTCACCCTTCCACGGTAGAGACCATGCCCACAAGTTAGCCTGTCGTAGCGACACGGAAAGCTCTTCATCGGTCATGCCAGCATAGCCGTTTGCTGCCGCGAATGCTTTCAGGTCTTCCAGATTGCCAATCATTTTCATCTCCAAAAGAAAAGGGGCCGAAGCCCCTTTATTAAATCACGGCGGATTATGCACCACCAGTGCCAGCGTCGCCGCCAGTGCCAGCGTCGCCGCCAGTGCTCGGAAGCACGGTAGGCGTCAGCTTCATAATGATCCCCAGGGTCTCGCGGACGTTGCGAGCTGGAACCACTGGATCGTCGGTATTGCCAACCGGCTTGCGGTCGGTCTCGCCTTTCTCGGCTTCCCAATTCTCCTTCTTGACCAGGTCGGCCATAGTCGGAGTTTTCTTACCTTCGGTTTCGGTGCGGAAGGCCAGGGTAGGGCGCATACCTTTAAGGGCGATGCCATAGTTAAATTCACCCTGCCACCAGCTTTCAATGTTCTCACCGCCCAGCTTGGCCGGGTCAGCCGCCATTTTCAGGCCGGAGGTGGTGATCTGGATGGCGTTTGCAGCCAGGCCAACAATCGCAGTATCCGGCACGTAAATCGCTTTGCCGCCGGAGGTGGCAGCGGAAATACCAGCGCTTGCCGCGTCGGACACCAGGAAGGAACGACCGAAGCCATCGGTGAAGATCTTCATGTTGCCCAGCTCGAACACCAGCTTCGCGGACTTGACCGCCTCGCGTGCGGAGAACTTCGCCCACTGCGTACCGGACATAAACCAGGTGCGGATCAGGTCAGCCTGATCGCCGAAGATGGACGCCGCCAGCGGGAAGTCTTCGACAGTCGGGTACAGCTCGCCAGCCTTGTTGGTAACGTTCGCGTCCTGGGTATAGATACCCTGGCCGAAGGATTCAATCGCCGCTACGCCCGCGCCCATAGCAACGGTAATATAGCGTTTGATCATCGCTTCGGATGCGATGGTTGCGATCTCAGCCGCAGCGCGGTTAACGTCGGTCTCAATCAGGCGCATTTGGCCGGAGGTGATCGCCACCGGGCCTAAGCGACCTGCGGAGTTGATGGAACCGCCCAGGATGCGAGCCAGAACCTTCGGTTCAACTTTGGTGTTAACGGGTGCGTGCTCGTTGCGATCCTGGACCAGGCCATCAATGATACCGATGGTCATTTTCTCCATGGTCTCTTTGATGATCTCGCCGCTGCCGATGGTCATGGTGCCGCCGGACGCCGCATTGAACACGTTCAGATTTTCGGTGAGAAGCTGAACGGTAGTACCGATCAGTTTTCGCTGGAAGATAGTAAAGCTCATCGCGCGATATCCTTTGAGTGATTAAACGTCTGGATGATAACTGCTGACTACCGGACAAGCAAGAAAAAGCCCGGCAGTGCCGGGCCTTGTGCTTACTCGCCAGCGTCGATACTTGCGGCGATCTGTTCAGCGCGTGACAGCTGCTTGCCGCGCACGTCGTCAATGCCTGCCGACGGCGACGGGGTCGGGGTTGGGGTCGGTGCATGATGACGGCCGGTGCCGGAGGATGCAGGCGCAACGCAAACCGGTTTATAAGTCGGGTTCTCCCGGAACTCGCCGATCAGGTCATTAACCGACATGGCCGACGGCTTGCCGTCTTTGAGCACGCGGGCGATGAACTCGCCGCCATCCTCGCCACCTTCAACGGCGATTCGCTGCTGCAATGCCGGTTTGAACAGCGCGGCATATTCCTTACCGCCCAGCTCTGCGGCCAGCTTGTCGATCTGCGCGTTAAGGAAGTCATCGCGGCGCTGCTTGCCGAAGCCCTCGATCTTGCCGTTCAGCTCGGCGATCTGGCGCTTGTAGTCTTCCTCAATGGTTTTGAAGTCGCCGTTCTTCTTCGCCAGCTCAAGCGCGGCCTGTCGTGCCTTCTCGGCTTCGGCGGCCTTCTCCGCGTCGATGGTGCCCAGGCGCGCCTGCATGTCAGCGATCTGCTGCTGCATGGCTTCGGTGTCAGGCATCCCTTCAATGTTCAGCACATAGTTGCCGGTGGTGCCTGCGGCCTTGTAGGCGGCCTGCTGTTCTGGCGGAAGGGCGTCGAATGCTTCTTTGTTAATCAGGTATTTCCACATGTGTTATTCCTCGGTTGTTAACGCCACGATGTTAGTCGTCGTCAGGGATGCGGTCAAGCGCCCGGAGTTGGGCAAGTGTTAAATACTCCCCCTTGTCGTTGAACAGGTCAGGCGGGGAGATCTTGCCGTCGCGGATTAGCTGGGCACGCTCCACGCCGAACACCTGCGTTAATGTGCTCATCGGCTGGCGTTCTACCCAGCTTGAGTAATCCATGTAGATCGGCACCTGCCCGTTCATGCTGGCGCGCGATGCACCCTTGATCTTGACTCCCGGGATCCCGAGCTCCTCCCAGCTTTTGAAAACGAAGGTGGACGTGCTGCGGCAGTTGAAGTGCAAGCGCCCAGGCCCGGCCCCGTATGGCACGCTATGCCCGATGGGGGTATGCTTCTTGTCCCGCATGTACAGCAGTTGATCGCGGATGATGCACAGCTTGGACGTCTTATTGTCCAGCGTCGATAGCCATTGTTCTGACTTGATGAGCGGCGCGTTGGCCTCCCCGATCTTGTCCCGGGCCTCAGCCGCTACGTGAGACACAGCGCTACGGGTAACGTTTGCAAGGTTGCGCTCGCTGGTGCCAATCACCCCATCTTTGTAGCCTGCTGCTGCGCTGCCGCGCACCCGGCGAGTGATCTGGTCATACGTCTCGCCCTGTAGGATGCCCTGCTGAACAGCGCGGCCGATGGCATCGGTTAGCCCGTCACCAAGCAGCGACGGGATATCACGCAGCAGGACACCCTGGAACGGGCGGCTGTTCGCTGCTGCCCATACCTGCGTCTCCGGGATCTCCACCAGACCGCCTACGAAGTTCAGCACCGGCTTGGGGATGATCTCCCGCCAAATCTGATACTGATATGCCAGCTCGCCATTGCTCAACGCCTCAAGGTCGGCTTTTAGCTGGCCGTAAATGCTTTTGTAGATCCGCTGGATGGTTGGGTTAATGGCGGCCTTGATCGCCTCCAGCCGCTTAACCGTGTAGTTGTCTGCGGTTATGCGTGACTCTTCCAGTGCATACGGCAGGCGACCGACAACGTCTACCGCCATGCGGCGGAGTAGTTGGGTCATCCGGCGAGCCTGCCCCTCGCCGTAGCGGAAGAGGTAAAGGCGGTGCCTCACCGCCTCCGACGCCATCCGCGAGTTAACGGACGCCATTAATCAGTCTCCTTGTTGGTGCGCTTCTTCCGTGGCGCGCTGGCCTTCTTCTTGGCGATAGGCTTATCCTGCTCGGGATCTTCGTCTTCGTCCTGCTGGTCGTCCGGGTTGTCAAGCCCCTGCTGCGCCTGCCGTGCTGCGGCGTTAAAGATCAGCTGGGTATCCTCAGCGCTATCTCTCAGCTCCTGCTCGACGTCTTCCAGATCGGCGTCATTCGGGATCAGGCCAATGCGCTGCTGCCACGCCAGGAAGTCGATCATGCGCATCATGCCGGACTGCACAGCCGCCATGTAGGAGGTCAGCTCGGACGGGTTCAGAACGACGTCTTCATAGCGCTTATTGATATGGACGTTTCCACCAGTTGCGCCGGTGAATGCAGCGATAAACTCCATCGCCTGGTTGAATGCCGCCTCGACGTTGCCGACGCACTGCGAAAGGATCGAGTTGTCGGTTTTCTCATCCGCCCCGGCCTGGGTGGCGGTCTTCGTCGCCCCGTTGCGCTCCACCAGCTTCGCGCCCAGCATAGCCAGCTGCTTCTCTCGCTTCTCCAGCAGCGCCGACGCTGGGGTGTTCGGTGGCGCTACAACCATGCTGGCGGTAGGCGTGTTGGTGCCCATGGATTGCAGAATGATCGCCTCATCACCGCCGACCTTGATGCTCGGGTTGTCCTTCTGGAAGTTCTGCGGAACCCCGGCGATAACGAAGGTTGGCTGGCCGCAGATAAACGAGCTGTCGGTGTTGTCGGCGTCGGCGTTGTAGTGAGCGATGTTGGTGTTGGCAATGTCCGACAGCGGGGCCGGGTCGATCTCGCTGTCGTTGCGCTCGCTGCCGAACCAGCAGAACGGCAGATAGTCGAGATGTTTGCCGCGCGCCTTGATGGGGCGTAGTTGCGGCTCTTCCCGGTTCATGTCACCACCCTGGCCTTGCATCACCGAAGCGGGCAGGCCGCCAGCCCCCTGTAATTCGTCAGTCCATAGCCGTGAATAGGCGCGGCCATCGACCAGTCGAAGCTCAAGGTAGCGGACGACCTGATAGTGCTCGAAGCCGTCATAGTCGACGTCGTCCAGGTAGCGCAGGACGATAAGCGTATATTTGCCCTTGCTCTTGCGCCAGTTGATGATCTGCCGGTGGTCGAACATGCGGACAGTCGCCCGGCCGCTGTTCGCCAGAGTCGTCACCTGCCCGGAGTCCTCCGGCGCGTCATAGTCCACCAGCAGGCCGCCACGACCGAAGGTGATGTTCTGCGATACGCACATTCGCACCAGCTGATCCATGTCCAGCCCTTCGCCGTCGATATCGGTCGACAGGTATTCGACACCAGCGGGAAGGGTGTAGGTCGCAGGCTTGGCAAAAGCGATGCCAACCATGCCCATCTGTGTGCGGTAGGTGGCGTTGAGGAAGTGGGCGCGGCGCTTGTAAGCGTTGTAGCGCTTCATCGTCCATGCTTCCGGTTTCGGGAGGTACAGGACACCGGCGCGCTTGATGACAGATTGCCCAGCAATGCAATCCTCGATTGTCCGGTATTCCTGGGTAAACCGCTTGTAAAGCGGGTGTTCGGTAGATACCGTTCCCGCCTGCGGCAATGTTGAGATCGTCATACTATCGCACCCATTCAATGTTATTAGCCGTGATCGTGCCATTATGCACGACAGGGAACTTATAGACCACCGGATAGGTGCCAGCGTCGTTCATGTGATCTTTCCCGCCTTCCTTGTCCGGCTTGCCCTTGTCATCGTAGATCTGCTGCTCCAGACATTCGACAAATTGCGGACAGCGCTTACTGCTCACGAACAGCCGACGGCGGCCGCTGGCGTTGCAGAACAGGGTGTTCGCGCTGATCACCCTATCTTTCACCGCCGGGTTGGCCTGCCCACAGTACACGTCAAACCCTGCGCTCATGAGCATGGACAGGTCTGACATGCTGGCGTTCTTGCTGCTGGTGTTGCCGCCGGACGCATCCGGGTAGATCTCGATAGGGTGGGTGTACCCGTTGCCCGCGTTCTGGTACTTCTCCACCAGCCAGGCGATGACGTCGGGAGTGTCGATCCCGTTGTGGCGCTCATCCACGGCGTGGAGTTCTGCCAGTCCATCCTCGCCATAGCGCTCGACGTAGACGACGGTCGCCATCTTATTAACGTTGAAGTCCTGGCCGACGATCAGCGTCTCGCCCGGGATGATCTCCACGTCTGTGTCATTCAGCTCGCGCTTGAAGTTCTTATAGACCGTGCCCGATTTCAGGTTGACGAACTGGCCTTTCGCGTAGGCTTCGAAGCGCTGCGGGTCGTAGCTGGCGCGCAGGGCGTCCAGGTAGTCGACGGGAAGGAATGGGTTTGATGAGGTGGCGGCCTGGATCATGAGATAACCGGCCTTACGGCTGCGCTCCTTGTCCTTCGCCCAGCGGCCATACAGGAAGTTGAATCCCTCCGGCGTACAGTACGCGCTTACGCGGTTAAGCGGGCGATCATCTGGCAGGAAGTCAAACGGCTGGTAGTCCTTCGGCATTTGTCGGCAGCGGCCGATGGCGGCTCGCCAGACTGCCTTGGCGGCCTCTTTCTTGAGGGTGTCGATCTCATCGCAATGGATGCGGAATGCCTCCCACCCAACCAGGCGCGCTGGGTTGTCCATTGAGCGAAACAGGAAGTCACCGATCCCGCTGTGAGAGGTGAAGATCTCCTTGTTCCCTACGGTCTTAAAGCGGATGCCCAGCTCAGACAGGATCTGCTCGATGCGCGGGACGGCGATCAGCTTGCACAGGTCGAAGGTCGGTTCCAGGATGGCTACGGTAACATCCGCCCCGCCTTCTGCCGCGTCGAGGACAGATGATACAGCCATCGTCTGGCTCTTGCCGGTGCCGAAGCCTGCCACAAATGCCGGGTGTTTGCAGGACAGCTGCAAAAAATCATTTTGTGGCGGCGTTAAGGTTAGATCGATAAATTGACTGGCGTCACTCTGAATTGACATAAAAAAAGCCCCGTTGTTGTAACGGGGCCATGATAGCAGCAGTGAGCCTAAGAGAGTACGCGGATGAATCCAGCATAACGGGTGGCGATGTGGGCGACACCGACCAGGAGGAACACAGCCAGGGCCAGCTTGATGATCTGGCTCGCGGGATTACTTCTCATCCGCTCCCTATCCATTGCGGCCATATGGATCGCAACCATTGCGATAGCTGTTACCAGCGCCAACCACACACTCATCACGATCCCCATACAGCAGCCCTCTGACTCAACACTTCCAGCAGGGAAGCAACCGGACACGCTCGGCGGCAACCGTGCTTATGCAGGATCAGAACAATCCGAAGGCCGCCAGGAAGCCTGCGGCGATGAACAGCCAGCAGGCGCAGTGAAACACGTCGCCAGCGATGCCGATGGTTCGCGCCAGCTTGAGCATACGCTTGTCGGTCTTCGATGCTCCGATGTTCAGGGCCATTGACCATCCTTTGCAGCAGAGGAAGCAGGACAAGCACAGAACGGCGCTGATGATTAGGTAGTAGGTTTCCATTGGTTGGCCTCATTGGCCCCCGTAGGGGCCGGTAGGTTGATTATTTGAGTAGCTTTTTGATTTCGTTATGAATGGATTGTTTGAGCGCTTCATCCATCACGGCCTGAACCACTTCGCGGATGGCGGCCTTCATCTCATCGCTAAATGTCACCTTGCTGGCCTTAACACTGCCGCTCATCACTACCGCGTTCTCGATCATGGCCCCAGCTCGGGCAGCGACGCCGCCTACCTTTACCGTGCCATTCATGACCGCAGGCCCGTCGGTTTTAATGCTCCAGGTATCATGGCTTTTTGGTTTGCTCGTTGCGATCTTGCCAGCCCGTTCTCACAGTGAGAGTCCAGCAGGCCGCAGGCGAGGCGCTCACTGACTGGCGCAGCCGCTACGGAGGTGAAATTTAGTACCTTGGTCATGATTATGTCCTTACGTTAAAAAGGCCGGTATTAGCCCGGCCCTATATTCGTTCTGAATTATATGTTGTGTCAAGCAGTATTTACCGCCGTTAATCATCACCCCAATCTACGGCCTCGGCCTCATCCTTCGGCTTCTCCTGCTCCTGCGGGCGCTCTGACACGATTTTCAAGCGCACCGGCTTGTTGGCGTCACCGGTAACGACGATCTCGGTGTTGTCACGGTAGCCGAAGTTCGCTTTCAGCATGAAGGTGGCAAAAGTGCTGTTCGTGGCGAAGCCAATATTCAGAATCATCTGCTCGTAAAGCTCGCGCGCGTGCGTGTAAGCGTCATTGAACTCTTTGTGTTCAGCTCTCCACCGATGGAACGTCTGTTTCGATACGCCGATTTCATTACAGAAGTTGATGATAGACGGCATGTACTTCGGGTTGATGCGAATGTTGCTCTTACCGGCTGTCGTGAGTGTGTGCTGAATGTAGTCGTCGATATCGACGTTGAAGTAATTCAGCAACTTCTCGGGCAAGTCTTCCGTGTAGCTTGTTGGCCTTCCTCCTGGATTACGCGGCGTCGTCACCTTCACCTTATCGCTCATGGTCTTCTCCTTTGTTCAGGGACTATCACCCGTATGTTAAACCAAAATCATGGGGGGTAATAATAAAAGCGCGACATACAAGGAGTCGCTTTTTTATTACTCCCCTATTGATTGGTCTAAACGTGTTTTCTTTATTTATGTAATAAATATATATAAGCCTATTGTCCGTAGTCCGTGAATTTACACCTTATATTTCAACCGCTTACGATTTCGCGGAAACTCGCGGAAAGGGGTGTTTTTGAGCAGTGAATCGTTATAAATCAATGAGTTAGAATTTTGGGGTGCTGTTCGTGGACAACGAAGGCTATCCGCGAACATAAAAAACTACTGTATGGTTTACATGTGAGCAAATATTATACAGTTATAAGTTCATGATAACATTGAAGAAAATGATGGTGTTACACAACGATATTTACACCTGTATAAGCACTGCTTAGTTTACAAGTTTTCGCGGAATTTTGGCGGAAAATGACCTGCTTTCTGGTCAATGATGTTGACAGGGTATTATCCGCTGTGAATAATGGCCGGACTCACCACAGGAGGGAAACATGACCGAAGACAATAAAGCGCCGTTGACCCCCGACGACTGGAAAGCGTTGTTAGGGGATCAGGACAGACAGCACGAAGCGGCGGACATACTCAACCAGCCGATGACCCGCGAGGAAGAGGAAGAGGCATACTCCCAGGAAATGGCGGACATGCAAGCCTACTTCGACCAGGTGGCGCGTGCTGAGGAAGCCAGCGCACCCGAGCCGGTAATGGCCGAAGACACCCCGCCATCCGAGCCAGAGCAGCCGAAGCCGAAGAAGAAGGACGCAGGCCAGCGCCATCTTGAGCTACAGCGCATCGTCCGCGAAGAGAACGAGTCGCAGAATCTTGGCATGGACTTGTCAGCCCAGCGCGTGGAGGTTGCGAAGCGCCTGGCCGAAGAGATCGAGCAGGGACTTGTTGAGGATCCAGCGCTCAAGGACTACGACCCTGGCGAATACGTGCTGAACACCTCGCCGGACTTCTACGACCCGGTGATCGAGGGGTTGCTGAACCGCCGAACCATCAACGAGATCAACGGCGACGCAGGCGCGGGTAAGACAACGCTGCTGGTGCAAATGGCCGTAAGCCTTGCCATGGGTCGCCCGCTGTTTAACTGCTTCCGGGTATGCAATCCGGGCGTGAGTGTGTTCTTTACCGAAGACCCCGACAGCGTCGAGTTGCAGGTTGCCGCCTGGTCGCTGCGCACTGGCGTTAATCTGCGCGACTGGATCAAGGTGTTCAAGCGTCCAGCCGACCTCATGGAACCGGGCAAGCTGAGGATCCAGAAGAGCCGGGTGATGCAGTTCGCCAACGGCCGCCCGGTTAACCTGGTGATCTTCGACAGCAAGATGTTCCACCTGGCGGCGGCAAACAATAACGGCGTGAGCATGGACGAAAACAGTAACACCGACCAGCAGTTGATCACCACTGCCGGGCACCGGTTCGCTGAGTCGCTTAATTGCGCCGGGATCTTTATCCCCCACGTCAGCAAGGGAAGTCTGCTATCCGGCCAGTACGACCTTGAGTCTCGCGGCGGGTCGGCAGCGAAGGGCGCGGTGTATAAGACTTTCAGCCTGGTACGCGAGAAGACGCAGACCGGCAAGGGACTGAACGCCCGCCAGAAGGAAACAGGCTATACGATCCTGAACGTCGGGAAGAGCCGCCAGGGTGGATTGAAAGGCCGGTTCAAGCTGAAAGGTTTTCAGGTGTCTGTGTTCGCAAAGGATATCGAAGCGAAGAAGAAAGCGGTCTATGAGCGCAAGTTCGCCCCAGGGCAGGAGATCGACCGGCCGGACTTTATCTACATCGACGACGCGAGCAAGGTGTGGATCTTCGAGGATCGGGTGTATGACATGGACGCAGGCGCGGAAGATGAGCATTTCGAGCCGGAAGAGAAGCGCCAGGCACACTTCTACACCCCATTGCAGGAAGAGGTCTACCGCTACGTTCGCGCGCAGCAGAACGGGACGGCACGCTACCGGGAGATCATCGACGCCATCACCGGCAACGTGTACCGCGAGGACGGCGAACCGTACTCAAAAGATGCCGTTCGCAAGGCCATAGCGAAGATGACGGAATTACAGCACCTGAGCAAAGAGGTTAACCCCGACGCTATCCGCGATCCGTATTACACAGTAAGAGACGCAGTCCCGCCATTGATGGGAAGCTGTCGAGAAAATCATTAAGGAGAAGACCATGAGCCTGATTTGTCACGTTACCAGCATCCCGGCAATGCTCGAAAAAGCTGGCGGCAGTATGCGCAAGCTGTCGTCGAAGACCGGCATTAACACAATGACGATCCTAAAATTCCGCGAGGACTACAACTGTGAGCGTCACGCCATCGTAAACGGCCGACTCATGACCTGGCGTGAGACGTCGTCCGCAGATTTCAAAGATTTTATCCGCGAGACGTGTAAATAGTATTGACTATATTAGACCCCTATAATATATTTATCGAACAGGCAGTAACTAACCGATAAAATTTAAGGGGTCTAAAATGTCAAAATCAGCTATCAAATCTCTGAACCGCGCTAACGAAATTCTGGCAGTCCTGGGTCTGGTTGTTAAAGTCGACATGGTCAACGATGCCGATATCCGTAAAAGCTGGCGCAACGCCGACGTGCTGGCCTGCCTGATCATCAACTCCGCTGCAAACGCCCTGCAATCTGAGAACGCGGACACCTTCGAGGAGAACATGTTCGATGACATGCAGGACGCCATCGACTGCTACATCCAGGCCAACCTTGAAAGCTGGAACCAGAAAGAGTGGTCAGCGCGTGACGTTAAAGCCGAACTGGCGCGCCTGGCTGAAATGGTTAATGGTCAGCTGGCCTACAATGCCCGCGAGAAAGACCACGCCGAAGCGCTGGAACTGAACAAGCTGGTGGACGATGCGGTTTTCCTTTCCACCCTGTACGCAGGCAACGCCTACCTCGACCATGTTTCACTCCAGCACTCTGTAGACAGCATTCGCAGCCAGCTGTTAAGCATGAACCGCTACCCAGCCCGCTTCATCGTCAAGATGATGGTCAGCGTTCGCCGCCTGGCAAAAGAGACCCGCCAGCGAGCCAACGAGGAATACAACAAAAAGCTGGCCCGCCCGGCGGTAGCTGGCATCGATCATGAGCTGCCGTTCTGATAAATACTATTGACAGTATTAGTCGGTGCATATATAGTATTTATACACCGACCAAATGAGGAAACAGACAATGAACTTAGAACGCATCGCCACCGAAAATACTATCCTGGGCATTATCGAAGTGCTGGGCGAAGGCAAGCGCACTCTGAAAAGCATCGCCGCAGAATGCCGCATTTTCGAAGAGCAATCCCGCGACGACTATAGCAAGGCCGCGTTCGCCCGCCTGGCTGACTGCAAGACCCGCGAGGACTTCTGGTCAGTTCTGCAAACCATCTAACCAATCCGGCCCCGCAAGGGGCCAACTGGAGGAAAATATGATCACTATTCAGGCCGCCATTGACATGGCAACTGAGGAAGGATTCACCATCACGACAGACAGAAAGATCCGCGGACTTAGCAGGCCGCCAAAGAGCTTGTTCTACGTTAAGCACAAAAAGAGCGGGTTCATCCGGCCCGTAAAACAGGCTTATTACGGATCTAAGACGTGGGAAGTCGACGGGGAACGCGGTACGCGGGCGCAGATGATCGTCGAGGCCATGCGCCAGATCAAACGTGAACTTAACGAGGCATGGGGTGCATGATGGACGCCAGAAAGAGACCACCGCTATCAATGAAATTCTCGTTTTGGGACGCTGGGCAGCGCAAGCACGAAGGGGCCGGCAGTGTGACGCTTTGCGTCCGAATGATCATGCGTGAGATGCCAGCCCGTCAGCGTGTCGCGTTTCTCCTGTCGCTGAACAGCTACCATCATGCGCTTGCCGCCGCTGATGGGAAGCCGCTGCCGCTGAACCTCACGTTCTCGCAGTGGGTCAACGCAGACGAAGACCGCAAGATAACGATGAAATGTGAGCTTACGCGATCAATCGCTTACGCCGCTTGGCTTGCCGCAGGAGGACGCCCGGAATGATTGATCAGGTCAAAAAGATTGCCACCCGCGAAGAGGCCCGGGAACTCGGGGCGCACATCTGCGCGATGATCATGGACGGCGCGAAGTTTTCCGTACTGGAAGCCGTCAACGATAAGACAAAGGAGACGACCTATCGTGTCCTGGTCGAGTTCGGCCGCCTGCGCTGCATTGCCTACGGCCATAACCGTTTCAAGGCGTCTTACACCGATTCACGCAACCACGTTACCGAGGTCGACGCAAAAACAGCAGCCGGGGCGCTGAAAGCACTTCGCGTCGAGCTACTCACGGTCAGCACGGTCTACCAGCACGGCGCTGGGATGATTAAATAGTATTGACACGATTATTACCAGCTAATAATATGCAGTTCCCGGCATGGGGCCGGGACTGAAAGGAGAAAATCATGAGCTTATTAATTATTTGGGGTGTTATGGCTTTACTGGTCGGGATCGTGGCTGACCGTCGCGGGCGTAGTGGACTTGGCTGGGCGCTGCTGGCGCTGGTGTTCTCCCCGCTGCTGGCGATCCTGTTCCTGCTGGTGATGCGCAATGTTGCCGCAGATGAAGAACGTCGTCGCCAGGAAGAGCGCCGCCACCTTGAAACACTGGCCGCCATCCGTAGAAACAAGGAGTAAGCCATGAAACGCATCACTGCTATTGCCATCGCCGCCGCTGCCGTGCTGGGTTGCTCTTATGTCGGGGAGGCTGGCGCTGTTAGTTGCGCGGTCGGCATTAAGAACATCCAGATCCAGCGCAATCTCGGGATGTACGACACCCTGCCGTTCGACGCGTCAATGAGCCAGATCATGAAAGACGCCTGCAAGCTGGGCAACCGGTATAAGACCGGCGGAATGAGCCAGGCGGCCTATGACTCAATGCGTGCCGGTGTCCTGCAAGCCGTTGCCAGCAACGACCGCGCCGACGACGTGGCGAAAGCTCAACTCGTTTCCATCGTCTCCGACCTTCTCGACGTCGGGTACTTCGGCCAGGTGGTGGATCGCAAATGAGCAAGATACCGGCATTCCCAACGAAGCTAGTAGACGTCGCCGACGTGAAGCCCGGGCAATGGGTGTGGCATTATGGCCGCTTCATCCGCGTGGAGTTCATCTATCAGGCGACGCCCCGCTGGGATGATATCGGCCGCATTGGCGGGTTGTGGAGGCCGATCCACTACTCCGAACTCAACCAGTGCAGCACCCTGATCCACCGGTTCAGCCTTAGCTACCTGCGCGAAGGTAACATGGTCATGACTCCCGACTTCATCAACGTAGAGGACTTTTGCAAATGAAAAATATTGAGCCAGTTTTTGAACAGCATTTACCGGCAACGTGGACGCTCGGCGATGCGCCGGATCTTGAGCATGGGCACGAAATGGAGTTTTGGGTTGTTGTCCGCCTGCGCAACGGCGCGCGCCTTATCCGCCGGTTTTGGTATGTGAACTTTTACGACGGCGGATACACCGACGAAGAGCTGGAAGCGTGGGACGGCCGCACCGACAGCGGCGGCGAACCGTTTCTTTATGTCGGCTGGTGCCGTGAAGGCATCCACCCCGAGTTTGAATCCTACTATGAACCGGTCGGAGAGGTTGAGATCCTGGCCTACGCGCCGGTGACGACTCCACGCGTACCATACTTTGAAGGTGATGAATGATTCAGATAACGAACGGCCCCTTTAAAGCCTTCAATTACCACGGCATGGTCATGACCACACCGTGCTGGGCGAAGTGGATCGCGGTCGATATGGATGGCGCGGTCTACGTCTACGACGCCGAACCGTTCATTTGTGGCAGTAATGAATATTGGAGTGTAGAAGGCACCCCACATCTGTTATGTTACGTCGACCTTGAAGGCGCAGACTGGCGCAAAACATTAATGCAATGCTGAGGAATGAGATATGACCACCAAGAAGAAAAAAACAGCCGATGTTACCGACCGCTTCACCCTAGGCGACATCCTGCTATTCAGCTATGAAGTTAGCGAAGGCGGCCAGCCGCTGCGCGGAAGCAATATCCCGGGCCGTGGTTCGCTGGTGGAGTTCATCACCTATTCAGAAATTAACGGCGTAGAGACGATCATCGCCCGTTGGAATTGCCTGGGAGAAAGTGGGGAATACTCCATCCCGAACGTGATCGAGTTCCCGGCGAACTTCTTCACCCATCACGGCGTCGCAGATGAGTCTGTGCTGACTGCAGCGAACATTGCGACGATCAACCATGACCTCGCGCGCGATTACGAAACGGCAATTTATCTAAATGGCGGTAACGGCAAAGTCGAAGCCACCCCTAAAAGCTCACAGGAAGCGCTAGACGCCGTCCAGATTCTAGATAAGGTAAAGGGCCATCTTGAGGCCAGAGGTCGCCGCTACGGCGCGGAGAATGGGAAAGAGCGCCAGTTCGACCGCGTGGCCGACGCATTCAATATCGTGCGCGCATCCGCCAACCGCCAGAACATGCCACTGACCGCCCTGGACGTGGTGACGCTGCAAGCCATTTTAAAGATCTGCCGCGCCCAAACCGACGATGACACTGACTCGTTCGAAGACCTCGCAGGGTACGCGGCTATCGGCGCTGAGGTCGTGGGAGGGATGAAGTGATCCACGATCTTAAAATCCTCCCGGTTCATTTTCACGCTGTTAAGTACGGGAAGAAGCGCGCGGAATTACGCAAGGCTGATCGTGAATTTGCTGTAGGCGATACGCTCAACCTCCGCGAATGGACTGAGAAAGATGGTTACACCGGAAGAGTGGTTGACGTCAGGATCACGCACTGCTGCGACGTCGGCGAGTACGCGCCCGGATATGTGATGTTAAGTTTCTTTCTGCTGCAATAAATAACAAGGGGCCGTTCGGCCCCTTTTTTACACCTTCGCGTTTCGGCCAACGGCCTCCGCATCCTGCCAGCTCATCCCCTTTGCCAGCGCCTGCCGCGCCAGCGCGCGACGAACCAGCCCGGGAACAATCTTCCCTTTCTGCTTGCGGAAGAACTCCAGCTGTACGATCAGCTCATCCCATCGCCCCTGCGTCACCAGGTCGTCAAAGTCGCCAACTTTCTTGTCTGGCCGGATCGGCTCTTCACCGGCATTGATCACCAGATCCACCAGCGCGTCGAAAATAGGTTGGGTGATGGACTTGTGCGCCCATTGGTTAACCTTTTTCTCCGCATAGGCGACGTCATCCCGCAGGATAGCCAGCGCCGCCTCGCGGGTGATGTTGATGCGCGGAGGGTTGCGGCCGGTGTGGCCGAAGCCCCAGGTGTAGATCCCGTCCTTGCGCTCTTCTTCGGTGGCGAAGTATGGCGCGCTTCGGAATTGCTCCCATGCTGCGGTGAATTGCAGCCCGTTATCACTCATCCTCATTTGTTACTCCTTTGTTGCAGTAGTCGGTTGTATTGGACGTTGCATCGCTGCCCGGCGATGTAGTATCGATCAGCTTCTTCTGCCAGCTCGTTACCCGCTCGCACTGACTGATAGAACAGCTCGGAGAGCAGATCGGCGAGCGTGGCGGCATCACCGCTAACTCCGACAGCGGCGGCGTGTTGTCTTGCGATGGTAGTGGCGGCTGTGAGTTGCTGGCGCAACCGGTCAGCAGCATAAACAGCACTAGCAGCGTCAGCGCGTGCTTCGTTAATCCGGCGATTCGTGTCCCGGTCATCTTCTTCTTTCTCCCGCTGGCGCTTCACGGCCAGCTCACTGTCTAATTGTTCCCTGCGTTCAGCCTCCTTTTTCTTCCCAGCTGTAACGCCGTCGTTATATCTTGCTTCGCCATACTGCGACAGGACATAAGCGCCGCCCTGCCATAGCAGAAAGGCGGCAAGCGCCGCCAGCAGGTAAATCTTGAGATTGCCGATCATTTTTTTCCTCTCAAGTTCATGGATGGAAAGTATTTTTCAGAGATCTTGATCGCCTTATCGATCCCGACATAACCCAGCAGGCAGGCAACAATCCAGCCCGCGTCCCGGTCGGCGATCCAGCCCATGCCGGGGATCGAGTCGGCGATGATGGTGATGATGAAGGTGATACCCTTTGCAAACATTGCCGCCATGATCGCATTAGTCCAGACCTGTCGCCTGTCGTGGCCTAACTGGGTATGCCGCAATGTAGCCATGACGGCCGCAGCCAATGGGTAGTCTAGATCGGTCTTATACATCCGATAAATATCGGTGATGCCGTGGAAGAAGTCGCCCAAAAGAAAAGCCCCCGTATTATTGATGGGGGCCATAATAGACTCAAAACATGTTTAGTTGAAAGCGTAGCACTCCTGCCCGTAGCGATTGCGCATCGGCCGCCAGCGCTCCACCACCTCAATCGGAGACACTTGATGGAGTATCCGACACTCCGCCTTAGCCTTGTTGATATGGACAGCGACCAGAATGATCGAGTCAACGCCGTTGGCAATATAGCTTTCCGCGTTGTCCTGCCGGATAGTCGGGAGTTGCTTGCCGGTGCCCTCGGTGGACTTCACCTCGTAGATGTGAATCTGCCGGTGGCGCACTCCGACGCGGGAGACCGTCATTATGTCACCGTGACCAAAAGCATTGACGGAAACGCCGGTTCGCGCATTAACGCCCATAGGGATAACGATCCTGTTACGACCGTGAATGTTATTTAAGTGCTTCGCTGCTGCGATCTCCCCTAACAGGCCGACAAGCCGCTTCCTGAACTCCACGTTCTGATTCCAGTTATAGATCTTCTCTTCGCGCCCCAGGATGTAAACGGCGTTGTGAAACTCCGCCGTGTCGATGTGAATAACGTTATGCTTTTTCATTTTGTGGTAGGGATCCCGAAGCGATAGCACGCATTATAAAAACCGCTTTCCGTCAGGTTGTGCTTCTCCAGGATCTGCGCCTTCGTCATGCGGCGGATTGTCACGTCTTCGGTCACTTCCTGAATGCGTGAGTCAGTCCAGAACTTCCCATTCCGTGGGCCTATGTGCTTGTTCTCACGATCAACGCCTTTCCCAATCTTGAGATCTCGCCCCTCGCTTGCTGCCTTTAAAATCGCCTGTGCTAATGTCATGATCTTCTCCTTCTGGAAGCCGGGAGAGTGTCCCGGCGATGTATTTTGTAATGACCCTTGTCACTTTGTCCCGGTGCATCCTGCGCAGCCTGTCAGCTCTCGACATGTTGCGCGCCCGGTGCCGCTGGTATGTCTTCCCCACTGGTGTTACCTCTCTTCTTTATCCCCTTTGTACCGCATAGTAACACCAGTTTTCGCCCTTATCTCTTTGACCTGCTGTTTTGTGAGTGTGACCCCTGGCTTAACCCTAACGAGACGGCGAAGCATCCGTTCATCTGTCGCCAGCACGCCACACCCTTTTGCCGATATCGCCACGCCATCAATAGCGCCGGGAAACGCCTTCGACACGGCGGTTATGAACTCGTCGAGGCCGCAATCCTTCGCAGCCTGCCATACCTGCGCCTTACTGTGCATCGTCCAGCAATCCGAGGTCGCGCGGCGTGGCGCTGCGGATGTTTTTGGTGCGCGTGCTCTTCCCGCCGACCTTGACCACCCGGTTAAAGTCCTTGCCCACCGGCTCAACTGGTTTTGGTTCTGGCATCACGAACGCCTCGCTACACCAGATCCCGGTTAACTTGGTGTATGCGTCGCGGTCGGGGATGATCCCCGGGTAATCCGGGTGCATCTCTTCGCTTTCCGGGATGTATCCGCCATAGTCGCAAGGGTTGAAGGTGTGATCGTAATTGCGCCACAGCTTCGGAAGGAATGAGCGCGCCGGGTTCTCAAGCATCCAGGGGATAGGCCCGGTGGAAAAATCACTGTTAACGATATGGCAGTAAGCCTCCACCAACTCGACGAACTTCGCCAGCTTGACAGCGTCATCCATATCCCGGCGGCGGTTAGGGTATGCCGGATGCGGTCGGCGCTCATCAATCGGCAGATCCTTGTCATCGGGATGGTACAGCCAACGCGCGCCGGTGGTGGTTAGGTATGTGCATTCCGCGAACGAGGCGATGAACTTCACACCACCGCCTACGATCCTGGCTACGTCGCTGGCGTGTACACTGGTAGCTGAGGCGTCGAACCACATGCCGACCTCATACAGCCCAGGTTCTGGATTTTTCACCCCATCCGGTAGCTGGCCGTCGAACGTCCAGCACTCATAGCCAGCTTCAAGCCACGGCTGCAACATGTACCGCGAGCGGTTAAACAGGAATATTGCTTTCTTCACTTCTTTGCTCCTTTTTCCATAATTTGTAACAGCGTTTGCACACCACCACGTTGTCGATAACGTGCCATCTCCCGGAACGATTGCCCGAGTGGAAGTATGTCCCGCAGCCGACCATTTTTCCGCGCTCGCTGCCCTTGATCATCTTCCCGCAGCCTGTCGCCATAGAATCAGTCCTCACCGACCAGCAGGTTAGCCACACTGCCTACGGTGATGAACAGCCGCTTAGAGATGATCTTCACGAAGTGCTTGCCGCTGAACGTCCCGGCACCGGCCTTGTCTGCCTTCATGATCAGGATATGGCCGACTTTGCGGTGAGTGTTTTTGTGCGCCGCCGCCTCGACAAGTGCCTTCATCACGGCGCTGTCGGTGTACACGGAATTAATCGTCACCGGGTCGTCGGTGGCGTGGTCTGCGATGATGTGCGCCAATGCTGGCTGATCGGCAACGATAACCGGGATTCGCCCGCGATTAATGGCTTCGACGATCTGCTTTGCCATTTCTACTGCGGTTTTCGGTGCAAGTGTGGTCTGTTCTAACATTTTGCGTCTCCTTTGTTGGTGTCAGGGGATATTATTCTGTACTAATACCCCGTGTCAACTGTATTTCACATGTGATATTTCCGCATCGTCTCGATCAGGTCGAACGCCTCCCAAAAGCGGCGATCATAATCCGGCGCGGCTTGCTGCTTTTGGATGTACTTCTGCGAGGCCGTGGGCTTCCGGTCTTCAAACCGTATTCTCGGTGCCTTCGGGAATGTCTCGCGGGCCTCGACCGGCGGACTTGATAGATCTTCGTCCGGCTCGACTTTGAGGAAGTTCGCCCCGATCTCATTCAGCGCAGCCGGGAAGTCGAGGCCGGTTGTCTGCATGAACCACCACAGCCCAAGATGTGAGCCGCACTGGTTGCAAATTGCAGCACCGCGCCCCTTCATGGTGACGTCCTGTTTCGACTCACCCCACCGGAACCGGTCATTCCCTCCGCATAGCGGGCAAGGTTGGTGCCTGCCGTTGAATGCGCGCTTGTTCCAGTATTGAGATAGAAGTAACTCCCAATGCCCCACCATGAGGCGCTCGATCTGTTCTACCGGATAAAACTTCATTGGCGATTCAATAGCCGCAGGTAGCGGGCGTTCAGATTAGACATGATCCCCCAATCATATTTCGGATCGAGCTTACGCTTGTGAAGCATCGGCCCAACCTTATCCTCCTGTACCGTACCGCGCTGATTGAACACGTAAAGCCCGGCATAATCCGGCAGGATCTCCCGCGCCTTGTCGGCTATAGTCCACGGCACCAGGAAGTAGAACCGGTTGGCTATCAGTTCTCCGGCTTCCAGACAGTCATGTTTCATCTTCACCGGGTAAGGCTTGTGTCGCCCGCTATCGTCAATCCAATACTGCTTGTAATCTTCGACGGTCTTGGGGTAGACCGTGTGAGCCTTGCGGAAGTCCGCGCGCATGTCAGCGATGGAGATCTTCACCTCCACCTCCACCGTGTAGCGGCTCTTGCGTATGCAGAACATGTCCGCCTCATAACCCAGGTTATCCGGGGTGTAGTAGTTCGGGATCATGATCTGAAACGAGTTACCCATACAGCGAATGAAGGCCCGTTGCAGCGCACTCTCGGTTATTTCTGGATCGGGTTGCTTGCCGATATTCATCATTTTAAAAGTCCTTGTGTTTTGGTATTCGTTGTGCAGAATATATCAACGTTATTGACACGTCAACGAGGCGGCAAATGGAAAAGATAAAAAGCATTAAGCAAATGATCGAGGAAACGGACATTGATTCGCTGCGCGGCCAGCTTCTTAAAGGTCTGCGCGGTATGCCTTATGAGCCTTACCCGTTCCAGTACGCGGCGCACTTCGCCACGTCGCAGGCGATTAACAATTACAGCAAGATCGGCCCCTTCATCGTGAAGGCGGCAGTGTCGGCAGGAAAGACCACCCTGATCAGCCTGGTGGCGCGCCGGTTAACCCAACTGAACAAGCCCGCGCTGGTCATCTCCCGCCAGGGCGGGATCATCAAACAGAACGCCGTGGAAATACGGAACTTTGGGGTGGAGAACAGCGTGTTCAGCGCTGGCCTGCGCATGAAGTCCACCACCTTTCCTATCATCTGCGGGAGTGAGAAGACGGTGGTCAATGCCCTTGAGAAGCAACTGGCTAACTTCGTGCCGCGCTTCCTGCTGATCGATGAATGCCAGCACGTCAACGTTGATGACATTGTCGCCAGCGAATTGACTTGCCAGCTGGCGGATGAGAATCCAGAAAATGAACTCTTGCAGTCCAAGGCAGAGCGCACATTGCAGCAAATGGTCGCCGCCGGGCGAACCGGTTACACGTTGCTGATCCGCGAATTGCAGCGCCGCTGCCGCGAGATGCATGGCCGCGACTTGGTGGTTATCGGGTATACCGGCACAGACTATCGCGGGGTGCAGCCGATCATCAATGAAGACACCAGCACGCCGGGATTCTGGCGTCGCGCGGTCTGCGACATATCCACGGAATACCTCGTTGAAGTTGGCGCGGTGGTGCCGACCCATTACGGGGCGATTGAGGGAGATCTTACTTACCAGCTGGATTCCTTCGTCAGCCGTGGCGAGGAAGGGGATGATGAGTTCAGTGATGCAGACCTGATCGAGATGGAGAAACAGATCCTTTCTCAAGGGACGTTGACGCAAAACATCATGCTCGACGTGGTGAAGAGAACGGCATCACGAAACGCCGTTCTCGTTACCTGCGCCGGGAAGAAGCACTGTAAGGAGGCCGCCGCCGCCCTCCCGCCCGGGGTGACTTACGGGATCATTACCGACGACATATCACAGAAAGAGCGTGATCGGATTCTGGAAGATGCGTTTAACAACCGATGCAAGTTCATCTTTCAAGTCGGGTGCCTTACCACCGGCTACAACGTTCCACCGTGGGACACTATCGTTATCCTGCGCAAGATCGGCAGTCTCACACTGCTGGTTCAGCTCATCGGGCGCGGAATGCGTATCCTGAAAAAATTCCACGTCGAAGAGCTGGGCATGGTCAAGGAGGATAACCTGGTGCTCGACTACGGCGGCGCGCTGGACGATCTCGCTGAACTGTATTTCTCACCATTCCTTGAACAATACCGATATGAGACCGACACCAGCAGCGGGGAAACGCAGGAATGCCCATACGGCCATCTGAACGGCAAGCACGCGCGCCGGTGCCGACATGTTTATGATCATGATGGAGTGGAGGCCGACGGGACGGAATACCGGAAAGATGAGCGGTGTAGTTATTGGTTCATCTCGAAGACCTGCGAGGACTTCAAGAATGATCGCGGGGTGGTGGTCAACAAGGGGTGCGGCGCTGAAAACGACATAACGGCGCGATACTGCGCCCACTGCGGAAATACGCTGATTGATCCCAACAAAAGCCTTGAGAGAAAGAGCTATACCCGCGACGACTTCGTTGACGTTCGCTCGTTCAATGTTGAGCCGACGAAGTGCGGTAATGGCGTGGTCTTCCGTTATGTCCTCGGCAATCCTGGCGAGCCGGACTTTACCGCCTATGAAATATTCTGGCCGGATAGCGATAGTATGCCAGCAAAACACCAGTGGAAAGCGGCGCTGGATAAGCACGTTGCATCGCCCAACACCAGGGGGAAGATGAGGCGCGGGGTGAAGACGAAGATCCTGCCGTCTGCGCACCTGATAGCAGCGCCGAAGCGAGTAACGCACCGGCGCATAGGCGGGAACAAGTCCCGCGATGTGATAGCACGTAAAATTTTCGAAGGAGGAGACGACCTGTGATCAAAGAATACCTGTTCCCGCCAGCCAATCCTGTAGGCACGCTTGAGGATGACCACCTGGTTAACTTTAAAACCTGGTTCAATCACTGGTATCCAGACGTCTACTGGTTCCATGTGCCGAACGAGAACGGCGGCAAGGCTGGGAAGCAGTATTTTCTGCGCCAGCAGGCGAAGGGGTTGCGCAAAGGGGTGGCAGATATCGTGATCCTGCATCGCGGCCGCAATGGCGAGCCGTTCGGCGTGATCGAGATGAAACGCGAGAACAAAAAGCTGTCTACGCCAGTCAGCAAAGAACAGGTCGAATGTCTGTCAGCCGTATCCGCACAGGGCGGCTTCGCTGCGGTGGCGTATGGGTTCGACTGCGCGAAGCTGGCGGTGATCGACTTCCTCGGGCCGTCACCTATTAGCATCAAATAAACTTGACTAGCATATTACACGGACGTAATATGCCCGGACACCACACAGGAGGCCACCATGACACATAAAGAATTGAGAGAGTTATTACACGGCGGAATACGCCACGCCGACCGCAAGACATTTAAAGAGGCTTACGGTCTGATGCGAGCATTAAAGAAAGTAGCGCTCAAATATAGAGAGCCGGGAAGCAATTTAGTTAAGGATGTGCTATGGGAAGCGGTATTTTGCGGCGTACCCGTTGAAACCGAATTAATGCTTGGTCAGATTATATTCCGCGATCCTGCCGTAAAACTTCCTACGACTGAGCATAAAAGCAAGTGGGCATTGAAAGTTAATCACAAGGGCGATTCGCGCCGCTTTGTCAGACAGGAAGATTTCGAACGAAAACTTCGCTTAGATATTGAAAAGGGGATTATGTAATGTCCGAAATTAAATCTCTTAAAGATGATGAAGTCCTATTTTTCACTAATAACGACCTTTCCAACGAAGATTATCACGCGGAAAGCGATCACATGAACGGCTCCGGCTTGTGGGAACTTTATTCGACCTGCCCGGCCAACTGGAAGTTTGCAGAAGACAAAAAAAAGCAATCCCGCGCCCTTGTGTTCGGGACTGCGGCTCACGCTAACCACCTTGAACCTGAGCTATTCGAAAAAACCTATTTTCGTATGCCGGAGAAAGAGGATTTTATTAAACGCGATGATAAAGGCGAGATCATCCCACAGCCCAACTTTATCACCTCGCTGGAAGCCGCAAAATCTTTCTTAAAGGCTAACGGGGTTGCTGGTTATTCGAAAATGAAAGAGCCGGAATTAATAGAGACCGTCACCAATACCGCCGCCGCGCTTGGGATTAATGACGTTGTTTTCTGGCACGATATCGTAAATAAGGCAAACGAAGAGCGCGGAGATCGTGAAGGCATTCGCGGGCAGGATTATGACATTATCCAGGAAATGCGCGCGGTGTTATTCAACAATGAAGACTTCAAGGAATACTTTGTTGATGGTATGTCGGAGGTCTCGATCTTTTTCAGCTACCAGGGATTACGTTGCAAGGTTCGCCTCGACTGGATCAGCAAACACGCCGACATGGTGGACTATAAGACCACCGACAGCGCCAATCCTGAGCGATTCCGCCGCAAGTGTTTTGACCTTGGGTATCCGCTGAAAATGGCATTGCAGCGTGAAGGGTTTAAGGCGGCATTCGGTCAAAAGCCTCGCAGGACGATGTTGCTGGCCCAGGAGAAAAGCAGCCCGTTCGTTGTCGCTCCTTTTGCCATGTCGACTAAAACGTTGATGATCGGTTATGCACAGCTACGCGAGGCCATTGCTACGTTCAAATGGTGCCGGGACAATAACACCTGGCCGACATATGGCGGCGGCAACGTCATTGACCTCGATCCTCCGTTCTACCTCGAGCAGACGTACCGCCACCTATGGGACGACGTCAAGACCAGAAAATAATTGATTCACGGCTAATATACTGCCATATTAGCCCCAAACCATAAGGAGTAGATAATATGAAATTCTCGCAACCATGCGGCGTTATTGTTAAGCAGTTTGCCCACGCCCAGGATATGTGCGTATCGCCGAAGAAGTCCAAGCAGAATCAGCACTTAAAAAACCACTATGCGACACTCGGAGACGTGGCCGCCGCTATCGGCCCGGCAATGGAAGACGCTGGCCTTATCATGATCCAGTCGCCGACGCATGAACCAGGCCAGCCTGCTAACGTTCTGCTGATGGAGACGCGCATTATCCACACAGACAGCGGCGAGTGGCTATCCGACGTATGCCAGATCCCGCTTGCTAAAGCAGATTCGCAGGGGTTCGGCTCCGCGCTGACTTACGCCCGGCGCTATGCCCGGGTAGCGATCTTCGGTCTGACCATGGACGACGACGACGGCAACAAGTCAGTGCGCAGCGCCGCCGACTGCCGCAAATCAATCGAAGCCGCGAAAGATAAGGATGAGGTGGACGCCATCTACCGCGCCGCGTCCGAGCTATTCCGCCATGACAAGGCATCCCTGCGCATCGTTGAAGATGCCCGCGCAAGCAAGATCGTCGAGTTGAAGAATGCGGAGGCTCGCCCATTCAATCCAGGTAAGCCAGCGAATGCCCGTCGCGGTAAGGCAACCGTCCAGGTTGCACCTGATGACGTTCAGCCGCAAGATGTACCGCCGAAACCAGAGATTGAAGAAGATTTTTAAGGAGTCATTGACATGGCAAGCCGTGGAGTAAACAAGGTGATCCTGCTGGGCCGTATCGGGCAGGATCCTGAAATTAGATATATGCAGTCCGGCGGCGCGGTCGCCAACCTTACCCTCGCCACGTCGGAATCATGGCGTGATAAGCAAACTGGCGAACAGAAAGAAAACACCGAGTGGCATCGCATTGTCATCTTCGGGAAGCTGGCGGAGATTGCTGGCGAGTATGTGAAGAAAGGTTCCCAGCTTTACGTCGAAGGCCAGCTAAAAACGCGCAAATGGACAGACAGCAGCGGCGTCGAGAAGTGGACGACTGAGGTCGTGCTGAACGGCCCCGGCGCGGTGATGCAGATGGTCGGCGGTAAGAGCGAAGGAGGCCAGCAGGGCCAGAACGCGGGCCAGAGTCAGCCGCGAACTCATTCAGGCCAGGGCAGACAGCAGCCGCAAGGCCAGCCGCAAGGCCAGCAGGATTTTGATGACGATATCCCGTTTTAAGGTGGAAGCATGAAAGTTAAATTGAAGTTAAACGAGTACCGAGAAAAAGCAGGCTTGTCGCAGCGAGCGCTCGCAAAAGAGGCCGGACTGGCTCAATGCCTTGTCTGCCAGTACAACAACGGCAAAGTGATGCCGTCCATTGAAACTATGGTTCGCCTGGCTAAACCGCTGGGCATCAAATGGCACGAACTGGTAATCATTGAAGGAGAGGAAGAATGATCGTCAATATCAAACAAGCACTACTCGCCGGTTTCATCGGTGTGATCCTTGGCTTAGTCGCGCAATCCGCCTTTGCGGCAGAGCGCGCCGACAATAGCAATCAAGGCGTGAGCCACATTGAGAACCAAACGAAAGTTTATGAGAACACGACGGCCGGGAAAGAGCGCGCAGCGTGGTCGTCAGGCAGGGTGATCGAGGTGGGCGATAGCGTCAGCTGTTATAATCCTGCGCTGAACAGGGTAAACGGCGTGAAAGTCCGCTGTTCATAACAAGAAGGGGCCGACGGCCCCTTTTTTTATTCCCCTTTCAATTCCCTGATCTGCGCCTTCAATTCCTGCACCGATGACACAAGGTCAGCAATGATCGCCACATAGTCGACGTTCATCACCTTGATACGCTCGCCGTCAATTTCCTGCTCGACGTCCTGATAGGTATAGACCTTGTCTACGGTCTCCGCCTGCTGCGCGATAAAACCACGCCTAACGCGCGTTTCTCCCTTCATCCGGTACTCACATACCCCTAAGCGCTCAATGCGCTCTGAGGCGTTTTCAGGCGCTTGCGTGAAGTCTGTTTTCAGGCGCACGTCGGAACCGGTCGTTAGGACGTCACCCTTCGGCGTGGTGAGCGTGCCACCAGACCGGAAGATCCACGCGTCGGTTCTCCCGTAGCCGTCGAGGTAAGCGACGATCCGGTGTTCGGTTCCTACCAGCTCTTCGATGTAGTAGTTAGCCACCGCACCGCGCGCATCACCGTTTGCTCCGCGCCCCTGGATCATCGACTGGAACGGTGCGCCGGTAATGAGTTGCCCGACCGGGACGTTATCTGGCGCCACTGACCGGGCCATGAGCGCGCCCCATGCGTAAAGATGCCTTTTACACATAAACGCGCCTTCAAGGGTCAGCTCACCAGATACCAGTTCGATCAGCCGTGTAGTGTAATCCGCAGTGCTGTTATTGAAATGAAAATCAATGTATGGCGTGCCAAATGACAGCTCAAGCGCCTGGGAATACATCTTACCGCTGGCCGTGTTGTCAATGTTCCCCTTCGCCACTACATCGCCGCCAGTGGCAAGCGCTCCGGCAACCGTGGTTTTCTTATCCGTGCCGATGGTCAGAATATCCTCGACCGTCGACGCCGGTGATACGGTCGCCGTGTTCGTGCGCTGGATCTTAAACGGCGTGCCGCTGCCGACGGCGATGGTTCCACCCTGCCCGCTCTTTTTAAGCAGCGCAAGATCTGAGTTCTTGCCCAGGTAGATCATAGCGTTGTCGGCCATACAGTTGACGTTACCGTTAATCTTCATCCCCGCGCTGAACGTCTGTACAGCGGTAAAGTTATTCTCCGCCCCGCGCTGCGCTGCGGTGTCCACTGAGCCGATCACCTTGTTCCATGAGCGCACAGTGGCGGTGGTGCCGTCCTGCTTCGTAATTGTCACGTCACCGACGCCGAAGAAGATCTGATCTTGGTTCGACAGGTCTGTGTAGTATTTGTTAAACGCATTGTGAATATCAGCCGCGAGCTGATCGCTAATATTTGCCATTCAATATCGGCCCCCGCAGGGGCCGCCTCCATGTTACGGCGTGGACGAACCACGAATTACGTTGTTATTGCGCGCTGCGAAAGCGTCGAACCGCGAAAGGATGGTTAAAACCATCTGGCCGTTGCGGTCAAGGTAGCAGCCATAGCGCAGGATTGCATCACCGGTGCCCGCAGGGACGACGAACGACATGTTGTATATGTTCATCTCCTCCTGAGCTGTCCGCAGGCGAGTAGCGCCACCGGTTTCATAGGCAAGTTCCACACCGATCTCCATACTGCCGCCACCAGACGTAGCGCCTGTGCCACGAAGAAGCATTGCATAAGACAGATAGCCAGGATTCAATCCGCCGTCAGCCCCTGGCGCGTATGACATCCCCGCTCTGAGTCTCGCTCCGCCGTCGATGGTGATGCTATCGGTCTGCAATAGCCCGCCGCGAATATTGATCACCTGGTCGAATTTCTGGCGACGGAATCGGGCCAACTCGAACCACTGCCATGTCGCCTTCGGTACTTTGCGAGTACGGTGCTGTGCGATGTTGATTGCGAAGGAACCAATATCGCCCTCAATGCGGTTCGCGTACACAGTGCCGTTGAACCAGCCGTCAGTAGCATAAACCGCGCCACGAACGACAACGTTATTGAACTGCGAGCTACCATCTTTACCGATGCGCCATCCCTGAGATCCATCGACAAAGTTGTTGGACTTGATCTCGTTGCCGATCTTCGCGTTGGTGATCGAGCCGTCGCGGATCAGCGCTTCCTGCATGTACGCCACGCCGTTCTGAACAACGAACGGGTAAGTTTTGCTTGCCCCGCCAGTGTACACGGCGAAGGTGTCGGCCATGACCAGGAATTGAGAGGATCCGCTTGCGTCGATCCCAAGCTGAATCCCAGCGATGCGCGGGTTGCCGCCGCCGGTGTCAGTCTGAACTTTGACGCCCCACTGAGCCGACAGCTTGCCGTTGATATCCGCCACCGCCGTGGAGGTCTGCTGAACGGTAGCGCTCATGCCATCCATTGACGCGTTGATCGTGTCGATCTGCTGCGCCGTTGCAGACTCAAGATCCACTACAGCCTTGTTCGTCTGCGTGATGACCGCCTGGTTGTCACCGATTTGCGCGCGCAGCTGCTGGAAGCCGTTAGCCATCGCCAGCCCGTTCGCTGCCGTCGTCTCGTTCAGGCCGTCAATCGCCGACTCTGCATCGTCAACGCGGGAAGTGATGCTATTCAGCGCCGTGGAGTTGGCGGTGATCTTCCCTTCCGCGTTGGTAACGCGGGTAGTCAGCTGAGATACAGCCGACGCGCTGGCCTTCGTGTCGACCACGCCGGACAGGTCGGAAAGGTCGCTGTTCAGCTTGGTGATGGCCTGCCCCTGAGTGGTCAGGGTGTTGCCCTGCTGGGTAACGGTCGACTGCAAGCTGGTGATGGCGTTGGCATTCGCCGTGATCTTCCCGTTCGCGGTGCTGAGGTCGGACGTAAGCTGGGTGATCGCCGTACCCTGCGACGTGATCTTTCCTTCCGCCGACGTGACGCGGGTCGTCAGATTGTTAATGGCCGTCGCGTTCGCTGCGTTGTTGATCTCGTCGGTGACGTCAACGAAGAAAACATCGTCAAAGTAGACCTCACCTGCCGACAGGTTCCAGTTGATGCTAAACAGGATCGTCATGTCGGATGACGGGACATAGTCCTTTGTCAGCAACGTCCAGTTGGTGCCGATATTGCTCTGTGAGAAATTCAGCTCTGACAGCGGGCCAGCGCCGGTGTCGGCGTTACCAAGGCGGAATTTGTTATTCACCACGGTGTTCGGGCCGATTGCCATGTCGGCCGTGCGCTTCGCATAGCCGCCGAAGCGATAGGTCTGACCCTTCTTCACGTTGAGAATGTTCTGAGAGATCGACGCATTGCCGCCAGCCTTACCGCGCAGGATATACGCGCCGGACTTCGGTGCTTGCGCTGCGTACACGTCAGCCAGTGAGTTGAAAACAGTCCAGTTGTCGGTTCCACGCTCGAAGCCGGTGTTCGTCAGCATGTTGTCCGGGTTAGCCGCCAGTGCTACCGCGTCATTTGTCAGGCTGGATTTCAGCTGAGTAAGAGCATTCGCCTGCGCCGCAATATCTTTCCCGTTCTGCGTCACGGTGCTGGTAAGCGTGTTCAGCGCGTCGCTGTTAGCCTTGATCGTCACTTCTTCGGTAATGTCGTAAACCTTGAAGGAGTCGATCCAGATCTCCGCGTTTGACGGGTGGCAGTAGAGACCAAAAGCCGCCCCATCCACGCCGGACGCCTGGTTGAGATCTGTTTCCCATGTCAGCGTCTGCCAGCTGGTCGTCAGGGTGTTGTTTTTGTCGGAGTAAGATCCTTCAACGCTGCCGTTATAGTTCCAGCGACGCATTAACAGGTTCATCGCCCCGCTTACACCCTTCGCGCGCACAACATAGCGGTAGCGGCGCTGCCCGTTCTGCGGGATCGGCTTTTTGTTGTTGGCGAAGATGCCCGGCGAGTTGCCATCGGTGCGAACCATGCGCACGCCCACCTTGCCGTCGCCATAGTCGCCGAAAGTCACCTTGCTGGCGTTCTGCACGTTGTAGGCGGTGTCGCCTTGCAGGAAGTCGAAGTTCTGAACGAGGTTTTCACCGGTGCGGCGGTACGCCTCAAGCCCATTCGTAAGCTGAGTGATGGCCGTGCCCTGGCTATCGATCTTGCCTTCTGCGGTGGTGACGCGAGACTGCAACGCGTTTACCGCGCTGGCGTCGGCCTTCTGGCTCAACGTGCCATTGATGGTGTTGATTTCGCCGGTTAGCTTGGTGATCGAGTCAGCTTGCGCGGTGATCTTGCCTTCTGCCGTGCTCACGCGGCTGGTTAAGCCGGAGATGGCCGAAGAGTTCGCGTCTGCGGTGGTCTGCGCTGCGTGCGCGTCGGTGACGTCGGTAATCACCAGGTCGTCGATGTACAGACGATACCCCGGGCCGCCGGAGGTGCCGCGAGTGGAGATCCACAGACGGCCGCGAGTCTTCTGAGAGCCTCCCGCACTTAACTTGCCGGAGAACTTGACCCATTTACCACGTCCGCCGCCAGCGGTCAGCGCTGCCTCATTGATGGCAAAAGCTGTCGGCCATGCTGCGGTTCCTGCTGCGGTGCGAACGATCATCCCGACGTTACAGCCCCAGCCATCCGGCGGCGTCTCGTCTTCCGGCATCATTGCCCAGCATTCATAGCGATAAACGGCGTTTTCGCGGATGGCGGTCTCATAACCAAACATCTTGTCAGAGTTGCCGGTTTCACCGTCAGCACGGCGACACTTGAGAGACTTCGAGCCGCTGAATGCGTAATCAGTCGTGACTACTGCGTTAGCCCCGCTAATTGCCTGCCCATCTGCGTATGATTCAAACGACCCGTCGACCCATGGGTTGCTATTCGAATACTGCTGAGTCTTGAGGCTGTTCGACAGGCTGGTGATCGCGTTGCTCTGCGACGTAATGTCGTTGCCCTGCTGCGTTACCTTCGTGTTCAGCGAGGTGATCGCGTCAGCGTTCCCTTTGATGTTCGTCTCGTTGGTGATATCGACCACATAGACGTCGTCAAAGTACATCACGCCGGACTTGAGCGCCGTAGTTAGCTGGAATGATGCCGTGGTGTTTTTTGGCGCTGTCCAGTCCATGAAAACGTGCTGCCAGTCACCAGTAAACGGCCCGTAATTGACGCCTGCCAGCAGACCGCTGCTATCCGCGACCCTGAACTTGGTATTCGCCGGATCTTGGATCTCGGTGCCTGAATCCTGTTTTGCGAAGACCCCGAAGCGGTAGCGACGCCCCTGCGTAACTTCCACCTCCTGGCCCACGACAGCCGTCCCGCCGCTCGCCATTCGTAGCGACTTGCTGCCACTGTGCGGCTTGAGAAGGGTAACGACGGTAGACAGCGCATTCCACCCGGTGAATGCCGCTTGATCGCGCTCAAACGAGGCGTTCGCCAGCAGGTTACCCGGGATCTTGCCTTGGGCATCCATGGCCGACTCTGCGTTGCTGATGCTGTTAGTAAGCTGGGTGATTGATTGGCCCTGCGATGCAATCTTACCCTCCGCGCTGGATACGCGGGTTGTCAGGGCGTTAAGCGCACTCGCATCGGCCTTGCTGTTCACTACGCCGGTTAGGGTCGACAGATCGCTGGTTAGCTTGGTGATCGCCTGCCCCTGAGATGTGATCTGCCCTTCTGCGTTGGTCACACGGGTGGTTAGCTGGCTAATCGCCGTAGCGTTCGCGTCGGCCTTGCCTTCTGCGTTAGCGGCTGCGGTGACGTCGCGCACCTGCCAGTCGGTCGCATACCAGACAGTTCCAAAGTCCGGGCCTGTTTGGTTGATTTGCAGGAACGGGCGGAAATAGCCTTTGGCTGCGTGCGTGGCGTTCGGCTTGAATCGCCAGGTGGTTCGCGTCCACTGTGCGCCGGTAGCCGCTGAGATCTGGCCGCCGTTCGCCTGCGGAGACCCGATACTGCCCGCCGCCTGCGTTGACGTCCCAATGTAGTGCTGGAATGGTGCTGTGCCGGTGCCGCACGCTGCCAGTACCGAGATCTCGAACACCTGCCCCTCATGGCACGGAATGTTATTCATCACCGGCACATGGTCACGATACTGGCACTTGATAGCCCATGCGTAAGGACAGCCAGCCGGGACGCCTTCCGACGTGGTAGATACTACGGTCATCCCCATTTGCGGGTATGCCGGGTCGACCGTCGGGTTAGGGATTAGGTTGGCGGCCTGCGTCAGAATCCCCTTGATCGATGAGTTGATCGAGGTGATTGATTCAGCCTGAGAGTCAATCTTCCCTTCTGCCGCAGTCACGCGAGAGGTCAGGCTGCTAATCGCGCCAGTGTTGGCCGTGATCTTGCCGTTCGCCGTCGACAGGTCGTTGGTGAGCTGGGTGATGGCGTTGCCCTGAGATGTGATCTTGCCCTCGGCAGTGCTCACGCGAGTCGTCAGTGACTGCAACGCGCTTGCGTCGGCCTTATTGTTTAACGCGGTGTTGATATCCTTCACCGAGTTATTGAGGGTCAGGATTGCGCTGCTGTTCGCGTCGACCTTCCCGGCAGTCTGTTCCACCTGGGAGGAAATGACCTGCGCAGCGGACGCCGCAGCCATCTGACCGGCACCACTGAACAGCTGATCGACGTTGTCGGATAGCTTGAGGCCGAAGTTGATGTAGAAGCCGCCGGTCATCTGCGCCACGACGAACTCAATGGTGTTCCAGCCCTTTTTAAGAGCAAGCGAGTATTTCGTGGTGCTCGCGCCTAACGATGCGGTCTCGACGCCGTTCACATAAAGGCGGCCGGTGTCGTCAACAATGCGTGATCCTGGGGAGATCTCGATGGTCTTGTCAGCGTTGAGGTAAACCAGAGACTTCGCGTAGGCGATTTTGTAGTCGCCGTAAGTCAGAAAATCCAACTTCGCGGCGTCGGCCATCTCGGATACGGCCAGCGGTGGAACACCGGACAGATCTGACAGCTTCGGGATGTACCCGCTACCGCTCACCTTGATATCGAAGATCTTGGTCAGCCAGTATTTGGCCTTACCGTTCTGAGCCGTGTTCTGCAATTCAGTGATGGCGCTACCCTGCGACGCCAGCTTATCACCCTGCTGGCTAACAGTGGTTTGCAGTTGCTGTAACGCGCTTGCATCGGCCTTGTTCGCAATCTGGCCCTGCAAGGTGCTTACGTCACCTTTCAGTTGCGTGATCGACTGGCTGTTAGTGCTGATCTTCCCTTCGGCAGCAGTAACGCGCGTAGTCAGTCCAGAGATGGCGCTGGCGTTCGCTGCGTTGTTAATTTCATCGGTTACGTCGATGAAAAAAACATCATCAAAGTAGATTTCACCTGAGTTAAGAATCCAGTTAATGCTGAATGCAAGCGTCATGTCACTTGACGGGACATAGTCCTTAGAAAGCAGCGTCCAGTTGGTTCCAACATTGCTTTGGGTGTAGTTAAGTTCTGACAGTGGGCCTGCGCCTGTATCAGCATTCCCAAGTCTGAATTTGTTGTTGCCTACAGCACCGGCGGTCATGTCTGAACTGCGCTTAACATATCCGCCGAAGCGGTAGGTGCGCCCTTTCTTGACATTAGCCACTAACTGAGTGATGCCAGCAATTCCGCCAGCCTTCCCGCGCAGGATGTTAGCCCCTGAATGCGGGACTTGAGCCGCGTAAATATCCGCGTAAGCGTTAAAGCCAGTCCAGGCTGACTTGTCACGTTCGAAGCCGGTGTTCGTAAGCAGGTTGTTCGGATTAGCGGCCAACGCGATAGCGTCGTTGTTAATCGTGCTCTCAAGGCCGGTGATCAGGCTGCTGTTAGCCGTCACGCGCCCGTCAATGTCTGACACGTCGGTTTTCAGCTGATTGATCGCGGTAGTGTTCGCTCCGATCTTGCCGTTGGCGTCAGTAAGGCCGGATTGTAGCTGCGTGAGAGCCTGGGCCTGCGATTGGTTCTCGCTGGTCAGCGTGTCAAGGCGCTGGGTGACTGCGGCCTTATTGGCGTTGTAGTCAGTGCGCAGCGTGTTAACGTCGCTTGAGATGGCCTGTTCTGCGGTGACGCGGGTCTGCCGTTCGTTGTAGATAATGCCCGTCACCAGCTTGGCCGGGTCGGTTCCCTCATAGTTGCCGCGAAGCTGAACGGCCAGCGTGTTGCGCGCTGCGGCTTCGGCGGAGTCCGCCGCTGTCATGGCGGTCTTTAGATCCTGGATCTGAGCCTGAGACGCGCCCGGGGTCGGTCGGCCAACGGCCAGCCAGTCAACGGCAAAATAATTATCCGCGCTCTGATTGCTGGAGAAGTCCAGGCGCAGGCGGCGGATCGTGCCGGAGTTGGCCCACAGAAGATCCGGGATGGAAATGACACTGATCCCGGTTGCCGGGTCAAAGTCCGGTGCCGGAATAGCCACAGATCGCGATGATTCCCAGCCTTTCTCATCTACGCCGATCCAGTACAGACGGCCAGCCCACGCAGGATTCCCCACGCGCTTCATGCGAAGGCGGATGTATTTATAGCTCTGCCCGTCAATTGCCAGCGGGTTCGGCGACCGCATGGTTGACGACGCGCCAGAAGGGTAGATCCAGCCGTCGCTGTCAACCGGCAGGAGGTTGATGTTGCTGTCGTCCGATGCCCAGCCTTCGGCGTCCTTATCGAAATACCAGATCTTGAGGCTGTCGAACTGCTCGCCAGTGCCTGCCGCGATGGACGCCATCTGCTGCGCCAGGCTGTCGAAACCATCTTGCATCGTGGTATTAGTCGTGCTGATCTGCGCTTCGACTTCGTTTTTTGTCGCCAGCAGGTTAGCCGCAGCCTGGGCCGCCACTTCTGCGTCGTCGGTTTCAGCCTTAGCGATAGCGTCAGCCACGTCGCTCGCCGCTTTATTTGCGGTCGCCAGATCTCCGGCCTGTCGGTCGAGGATCTCCTGAGCGATAGCCTTCGCGTTATCCGAACCGGCGTTAGCGGCTGCGGTGATATCCTTGGCGTTCTGCGCGATTTCAGCGGCCTGGTTGTTGATCTGCTGCTGCTGCTGCTGGTTGGTTGCCACAGCGCCGTCAGCCGTCACCTGTGCTGCCTGCGCGGCATCCTTCGCAGCCTGCGCGCTGTCGCTTACCTCCTTGATGCCGTCGGTAAGCTCGCCGTAGGTGTCCGATCCTTTGATCGCGTCGTCAATGTTCTGGTAGTAGTCGTCCATGTTGTCGGACGTCATAGCCATAACAGGGGTGTTCCATGGGCCAGCGTCGCTATACGACGACACGAAGCGCGCGCGAACCTGAACACGTTCAGCGAACCCGAGACCGTTCTGCGTGAATGTGCCGGTAGGGTAGGTGACTACCGACAGGTCAATCCAGTCGCCAACCGGTGAGCCGTTATCGTCGACGCGGCGGAACTGTAGCTCGGTCGACTTCATGTCAACCAGATCGTCGGTGCCAGTCATCCAGCGCCAGGTAATGCCGTTCACGATGCCAACGCCATTCAGGCCAGCCACTGCCGGGATGCTGCCGCGCTTACCGTCGACAAATACCTGATTGGATTCAGCCCATGGAGACGATCCGCCATCCCGGGATACGGCGCGGACGCGGAATTGATAGGTGCCGGTCAGAACGTTGGTTAGGTCTACGGACGTGCTCGACTGGCTGGCAAGGTTAGTCCAGCCTTGTGACCACTGGCCGTTAGATTGAGATGTGCGGCGTACCTGAATGTCATAGCTGATCGCCTGGTCGACACCAGCCCATGAACAGTTAACATTTGCAGACCGCAGCCCCTGGTTGACGATGCTGTAACCTTCGGCCACCACGTTAGTCGGTGCCGACACCTGCCCGGTTGGGATCAGCGAGGTAGGACGGTCTTCAATTCGCGCGCTGGTGTCAACCTGCAAATACTTTGAATGGCTGTACTGTAGGCCGGTAACGGTAAAATTGTTGTCCTGCTCGTTGTAGGTGATCTTGGTGATGCGGATTAATTCTGGCGCAAGCTCCGCCGTATCCAGCAGGAAGATCTCCCCGGCCTGAATATCAAGATCAGCGCCTTCAACGGTGAATGACTGGCGGTCTTCCGCAATCTCGGTGATGGCTCGGTTATAGGTGCCGTCAGATCCAGCCTGTCGGACGATAACGCGGTCGCCGACAGCCACATGGTCGGAGATAGCCCGATCTGCGGTGATGGTGGTGCCGGTGACGCTGAGGACGCGACCGCCGAACTGGCCGCCTTGCACATAGCGGTTAGCGATGCCGACGACGTCTCCGATCAGGTACTTGATGCCGTTCAGGCCGACGCGGTAGCTGATCTGCATGTCGTTAATGTTCGACAGCAGCGCCCACAGGCCGCGACGTTGCGCTTCATACTCGTTAGTGCAACCGATGCCGGACACTTCGAGTGGTTCGACGCCATAGCGTTCTACCAGGTCTTTGAACTGCGCGACAGTGGTCTGAGTCTTATAGTGCGCCTTCGGGTCGTCGAACGTGACCATAGCGATCCCGCGACGGTTTGACATGCTGCCATATGTGTATTCAAAGGTGCCGTTCACGACGTCGTCGTTAGTCACAACATGGCGGACTTCTGCCGGTGCATCCTGCGCGAATTGCAGTTGCATGTTGCTGTAGCTGACCATGCCGTTAAAGATCGACGCCAGATCGCGAATGACGCTCCAGGCGTGCGCGCGCTTCTGGATGTACACGTTGCAGGTGTAGCGGCGATCCTGGGTGCCGTCGGCATTCGTCACCAGCTCATCGCAGCGCTGCGAGATGGCATACATTGTCCACTTGTTCAGGAATGACGCCGGGATGCGGCGGCCGATACCGAAGCGCTTATGCAGGATAATGTCGTAAACGATCCACGCCGGGTTGTCAGTCCACGCTTGTTTGAACGTCCCGTTCCATGTGCCATTGTAGGTGTGAGTCTCCGGGTCATAGTTCGACGGCACCATGACCATGCGACCGCGCATCTTGATGCTGATCTTCGGGATGTTCTGGAAAGATTTTGCGTCGAAGCTGACAAACAGCAGGGACGTCCAAGGATAACGGACGCGTGCATCCACGATCTCGGTGATAGCCACGATACCGGAATTAAGGATCGTAGTGTCGGACGTGCTGTCGTCGGTTAGTCGAGTGACGCGGATCTGCCAGCCGGTCGAACTCTTCGGCAGGTCGATGCGGTGATCGCGCTCATAGTTGTCTTTCTGCTTGCCGTCGACTGCGCCGTTGAACGCCTCGGTGTAGGCGCTGTCACCGTTCTTGCGGTACTCGATCTTGTAGTCGATGCGGCCGCCTACGCGATCCCCGTCCTTCTGCTGAATGACAAGGCGAAAGTTCATGCGGATGCGGACAGCGTCGATCTCGGTGTTAGAGACGTTGCGCACCCATGGTGACGCCTTTTTCAGCTCGACGTTGATTCGCGTCTCACTTTCCACCGCCGGGAAGCCGTTGATCGGCTCCTGCTGCGGGGTGCCGTTTCGGTATTCCAGGGTGACACCCGGGATGTTGACAGATCCATCCTCGTTTTGAACCGGCGTACCGTCCAGGTGTACCCGCTTTGGCAGGTCTTCCGCGCTAATCGGCACGGTTTCACCTTCGGCCAGCGCCAGCAACATGCGCACAGTTGCGTTACTGACCAGTGAATCTGGATCTTCGACAGGAGTATGCACGTTGCTACTCCCGCCCTTATATCCTTTGATTTCCATTAAGAGCGCACCTCATTAGCGATAATTCCGGCGCTGATAATAGCACCCCCGATCTCACGCTCGCCATACAAAACACCCACGATGTTACCTTGTGCTGTCGTATTGACCGGCTGGCCGAAAGCATACGACGGCGCGTTGGCGTCATCCTCGCGGATCTTCATCCCGGTTGCCTGCGGGGATAACATCTGCATCACGCCGCCAGCGGTGGTGGAGACCCCAGCAGCGACAAGGTAAGGGGATACGGCCTGCCCGCCGGGAATGAATGACGCCACGACACCGGCAACAATCATCGCCGCGCCCAGGATCGTCTGGAAAAGCCCGGCTTTTTTGTTACCGATGACCACCGGCGCAATGCGAAATTCTTCATCGGCTGGGATGGGAAGCGACATGTCATTGAATCCGATGTTTCGCTTTCCGATGAATGGGGCGAAGGTTAGCCCGCGTGACTGGCTATCTCTCATGTACTGATCGAAGCCCGGGAGGATGGCGGTAAGGGCGCTGATTGCCTCGGCGCATGAGTCGACCGCAAGGTGATGGACGCGCCCGAAGCGCGCCCCCAGCTCACCATATAGTCGAATTGTGCTTAACTGGTTTCCCATGTGATTTTCTCCGGCATAAGTTCATGACGAAGAATACCAGTAATGCGCGGCTCAAGGTAAGTTCCATACATCCTGTCGCGCGATGACTTCGCGTTCATGAGGTGGTGAATAATCATCCCGTCGCCGACATAGATCCCGCAGTGGTTGGTTACTTTTGACGCGATGCGGAACACCACCATGTCGCCCGGCTCCGCCTCCGCCTTTTTGACGAAGCCAGCGGCCGCGAAGTTCTCATCTGTAAAGAGATCCTCCCCCTGCTCCC